AGATTGTTCAAATGTCATTCCAAGTTGAGCTAACTTTGCACGTGATTCTTCAGCTGGGGTAGATATACCCATAAAAATAGCATTTAACTGCGTAGCGGCAGCAGCGGCATTTGTACCTGTTTTTGACATTGCGGCCATGGCAGCTCCAACTTCGTGAAACTCTATACCCATGTTTGATGCAATTGGAATTACACTACCCATGGCGCCAGCAAGTTCTTCAGGCGCTAATTTACCCAATCTTACAGCTGCTGTTAACACATCTGTAGCTTGTGTTGCATTTAGATTTTCAACACCATATGCATTCATGGCTGATGTTGCCAAATCTGCAATTGTAGCTGTTTCGCCCAATCCAGATGCAGCTGCTTTTGTTGCCATCTCTAGTGCCTCCATTGCATCAGTACCACGCAAACCAGCAGATGTAATAAAGAATAATGCTTCGCCTGCCTCTTGACTTGATATACCTGTTTCAAGAGCCATTTTTCTAGTATGTGCCGCTAATTGATCAACTTGTTGTGTGCTAAGTCCTACAAGCGCTTTGATTTTAGTCATTGACTTATCAAAGTCCATTGCCATTTTTATACCAGCACCACCAATAAGACCCATAGGCACTGCAATTGCTTGTAAAGAATTTCCAAGTCCTTGCAGTTTACTACCAAAAGATTTTAATTTTCCTTGCGCTGTTTTTAAAGCACTTGTTAAACCAGTAGCATTACCCTGTATGTTAACTCTTAAATTTTGGTTTGCCATGTGAAAAGATTATAAAACAAAAATACAAAAAATGAATTAGTTATTTTTTTTTGATCTTATTGACTTTTTGTAAAAACTTTTCGTATTGTTCACGTGTAGATTTTGGTTTACCACGTTCTAAATAAACATCTTGTGGTAATGGAAATAATTTATCAGGCGTTATCATATTAGCACGTTTGTCAACATTTGTGTTAAATAACATCATTGCTAAATAACGTGTTCGCTCCCACTCTAAATTTTGTTTGATTTGATACGATTCGCCTAGTAGTTGGTTTTCTTTCCAGGTGTTAGTCCAAAAGTTGTTTGGCGAAATTCCAACTTGTCCAATATAATAATCAAATAAGTCGTCCCAACTAATGGACTTTTTTACTTTCCCTTTTTTGTAGTTTTAGTGACAGTACGCTTGATACCAACATTAAGATCGTTGCCAAGTATTTTTGATTCCATCATTGCAGATACAATATCTTCTATTTTCTCTGCTGGCATATTATCTAACCAAGATCCAACAGTATAAACATTGTAATCTATTTCATTGTTGTTTTCTTGATCATTAGCCAAAAGCGCCGAATAAATCAGCGCTCTTATAGTTGACAGATTGATTCCTTTTTGGAATATGTCACCAATTCTTTCAATTGGTATTTCTAATAAATCTGTAAAATTCGTCCAAAAATTCATTGAAAAATGCATTGTGCGAACTTTACCACCCAACTTAGTTGAGTAATAACCTCTTTTTCTGTTTGCCATTTTTTTTAACTATTAGTTAGTTGATTTTGCAATACTGCCAGTTAACGTAATTGAACCAGAATAACTTACTGGAGATTCCATTTCAGCTGATTGTTCTAAAGAGCTTAAAAACCCTTCAGCAGTGTAAACTGCATCACCTGTTTCAGCAGTACCAAAAACACATGTTAATTGTGTTCTAGCTAATAAATAATCTGCCATTTCAATTGCGTTGGCGCTATCACTGTAATCAACTAATCCTTCAAAAGATATTTCACCACTAATAACACCAGCAATAACTTCTTGGAACCCGTTGGAATTCTTGGTTGTCGCTTCTGGCAAGTCATTAGATAATGTAAGTGAACAACTAGTTGTGTGTCCTAGTGTTACTGTTTCAATCTTTAAAATTAAATTAGTTCCATTAAATACTGATGTTGTAGCCATTTTTTTATTTTTAAATAATTAAATATTAGTTACAAATATACAATTTTTTTCATTAAGCAACTTGCCATTCAAAATTGGCATTTTCCCATAAAACATCAGTAGTATTCCAATATCTATCAGTGCCTTGTTGTTGTATGCTAAACAACCCTGTTAACTGTAATTCTATGTCAAAACTTACAACGTTTTCAGTTTCAGCTATTTCTTCTACGTTTTGTATGATTCCGTTACCTATTAACAGTAGTCCTTCAAAAGCAGATTGTTCAAAAACAAATTCATTTTCTTGACGTGTTAGCACCATATCTGCTAATTGTTCAAAATTTAAATTGTCTGAATAATTTGTCAAAGCAGAAACTGATATTGTTCCTGATCTAACGCCAGCTATGACTTCTTGAAACCCTGCCGATTCTTTAGTCGTGGATTCAGGCAAGTCAACGCTAAGTGAAAATTTAGTTTGTGTGGAATGTCCAAGTATATTGCCGTTATGGAACAAACCAAAAGATGTTCCATTTATTAACGCCATTACTCTTGATTTTCTTCTTCTACAACTGTATAACTACCGTCTTTTAAATCTACATTAATTTTGCCATACTTTGCAACTAGTTCTTCACGAAAAGTTTGCATATCATTTTCCAGATTTTCAAACGCTTTATGTAGTTTTTTAGTTTGCGTAGCCATTGCTCCAATGTCAAATAAAATTGCATTTTTTGTAGCTTCATGTTGTTTTAATTTTTCAAATTCTTGTTCTTCTAAATTTGCCATTTTTCTGTTTTAATTGTTAATTATTCACTATCACTTGGTAATGGTAGTGTTTCCGTTGTTGGGTTTTCTTTTTCAGCTATTTGTGCGTCAATGTTTGATTTCATCTCAACCATGTCCATTTGTGGTTCAATCCAAGAAACTACAATTTCTTTAGTTAAATCATCATAAGGTTTAAAATCATCTGGGTCAGGCGCTTCTACTGTTTGTGTTCCAATTATAGTAGCAACGTTTCCGTTGCCGTCATCAGCATTGTAACGCCAATGTACATTGTAAACAACAGTTGATAAATCGCCTTCTTTTGGTCTGCAATCAAGTGCTGGAATATCCCACGTGTAAGTATTTGCCATTGTTTTAAATTTTAATACAAATATAATAATTAATTCAACAACAATGGTTCTTTTGTATATGTTCTGTCTTTAGTGTCAAATTTTTCTGACATCCAAAATAAACCATCTGTTTTCCATTGTCCGTTCCATCTAATTGAACGTTTGCTTTTTCTATCAGTGTGCTTTGCAAACTCCCATATTCTGTTGCCTGTACCTTTTATTTCTTCTAAAGATTTAACGTAATACATATCAAATGGCGCAAGTTTATGCGCTTGTTCCATTAAATTGACAAGATCATCTTTAATTTCGCCTGTAATACAAATGTCAATGTCGGTTGTTGCCCAACCTTCAAGAACTCCGCCAACTAAATATAATTTGTAATTACTCCAATCTAATGCGAGTAAATCAGCAATGCAACCTTTATACATAGGGTCATCTACTCCATTAATGTATGGAACAAAACGTAAACCACCGTCAATGTTTCTAATTTTGCCGTCAGTTTTTATATTATAACTATCTAAATTTAAATTTTCAAAATAACTCATATCTTATATATCGTGTATTAATTCTAAAACTATTGTAAGTGATACCTCACGCCAATATTTGCTTGTTGCACTTTTTTGATAAACTAAAGATAGTTCATCACCTTCAACAAAACTATTTGCTGTAGTTGGTTCCCATGTTATAGCGTCAGTTGATTGTGCAATTTCAGAACTACTAGTAACATTCGCACCATTTTTATACAATTTAAATTGTGTGGTAAAACTACTACTTACAGAACCAGAAACGTTTTTCATAATAACTTTTATAACTTTCATGTTACTAGGCGCTATAAAAAAGTGTTGACCGTCAGCACCTGAAACTGAAGTTTCATCAACAGAATTACCTAATGGTATAATTAAATTACTAGTTGTTGATGTGTCGTCACCCCAACCAGTGTGTATTAAAACAGGAATGTTTCTACTAGCAATAGTACCTGTAACAGCAATACCTGTATTTGTAGTTTCAAACTTTTTAGAATTATCGTAATACAATTCAACGCCTTGGTCTTTTATCATTCTTGCATGATAATCGTTAGTATCAGAAAGAAATTGAATATGACTATTACTTTTTAATCTTAACTGCCCTGTGCCTGTATCTTCAATGTATGAATGACTGCCATCGTGATATATTTGTAAATCTTGACCTGTTCCTAGTTTTATTCGTGAAGTGTCAGAAAATAATAAATTGTTAGTAAATGTGCTTTCACCAGTTGCTCTTAAAGAACCACTAACGTCAAGTTTATAACTAGGCGAAGTAGTTCCAATACCTACGTTGCCTGTATAATCAAAATGCGCTATAATACCACCACCATCACCTAATAATTGAACATTATCATCACCTTTAATTTTTAAATTTAAACCATTAGAATAAATATAACTTTGTGCGCCTGTTGCTGAAGAAGAATCAGAACCCCTAAACCATATTCTTGAGCCATCGGTTTGCCCAATATCACCACTTACATATAATTTATGTTTAGGCGTAGTAGTTCCAATTCCAACTTTACCAGCGTCTGTTATAATTGCTCTATCTACACCGTCATTATTTTTAAATTTTATATTACCGCCAGATGTTCCAGCAGTAACTTGATTAACAATAGAAGCATTACCTACAAAACTCGTTGTAGTACGTATAATACCTGAAACATCTAAAGGCACGCCAGGTGAAGTAATTCCTATACCAACGTTACCACCACTAGTAATTCGCATTTTTTCGCCAAAAGTACCTGATGAATTTCTAGTGCCAAATGTTAAAAAACCTTCACCGTCTGAATGGTCTGCGTTATAACCAAATATTGCGCTTGACCCATTACCGTTAGAATCTCTGAAAACAACGCTACTTTGATTGCCATTTGTGGAATTAGTATTTTGTAACTCAAGAATAGCGCCACCATTATTTGTTGCTGTGCTACTGTTACTAGCGTTAAAGTTAGCAATTATTTGACCAGAATCGCTGGAAACTTGTAATGTTTGGCTAGGCGTAGTAGTGCCTATTCCAACGTTGCCTGTGCCTAATATTGTTAATCTATCACTATTACCTGTTTTCAGATTTAACGCTCTTGAAGTGCTGTTATGTCCAATATCTAAACCAGTGTCGTCAATGTTAAAATTAGCTGTATAACTAC